CTTGGAGGGATAAAGAGGGATGTCGATTAGATAAACATACATCTAAAGTATGTCTAAAATTAGACATTATTTAGACATTATTTAGACATTAAAAAACCTGCTAAGTGTGGGCGACCAGGGACTCCCCAATCCTTTAACCATAGCAGGTGTATTACAATGACCTTATAACTGTTCTTATGGTAAGTACAAAGGTACTATTTCTTTTTAAACCTCTTGACTACGAACTTAGATGCAAGAGTAGCAACAGCTTTGAGAAATTTATTCTCTGATTCCACAGTTACCTTAGTGCCTGTCTCATCTTTTTTGATGTTGACATCTACTTTCTTACCATCATAGTCACGCTCATGATTAGTGCCATCTTTGTGGTATTCTATCTCTGCTTTGTTTGTTTGAATGATAACATCTGTCTTATCACCTTCAATGTTGACCTGTACTTTTTTAGGTCTGCCTACTTTCTTTGCCATTTTAAAATTCGTTTATTAAACATATAGATACTTTCGCCTGGTCTTTTGCCATACGAATCATTCTCTCATAATCAGGGTTGTTATTAAGTACTAAGCATCCCTCTGACCATCCTCCTATCTGAGTTGCTACCTGTTGACTACCTTTGTTATAGGTTGCACCATGTACATTCATAAAGATAATGTTATCCATTAGCTCAGTAGTTGGGTTAGTTTTAAGATCATTTGTGTAGTCTCTTCTATAAGGTACTTTGGCAACTTGTCTAAGTGCCTCCATTTTACCTCTGTGAAGTCCATAAGCATAACAATCATAGTTCCATCTGTCAGCTTCCATTACTGCGGTTCCTTTGTTTCCTTTGTTAGTGGTGCAAGATGTAACAAATTGAAATGATGAGCCTTTAAAAATATACACTTTGTCATCAAATACATTATTCGCATCCTCATTAGAACGCACAAACAATAGCCACATATCAGATGGAATAGTCTTATAGTTAGATAGTTGCTTGACTCTATCTAAAAGTTGCTTATCAGTGTAGTTTTTAACGTTGCTCATTGGTTTCTACTGTTAATTGTGATAGTGTTGCTGCTACTGTTCCTGCTGTTGCCACATATCCTGCCACAGTTATGACCGCTGCAGGTAGTGTGATAGGTGCAGCAAGGATAACTCCTGCTATTGCACCCACTGTAATGGCTGCTTGTTGTACTCTCTTCCAAAACTTTGGAGTGGGAGCGTTCCATCTTTGTGCTATGCTCATTTTAAATTGATTTCTATTAGTTTCTTAACTGATTGAGTGAGTTCACTTATCTGTTCTGCCAGGTGCTTAATTTCTAACTGAGTCATTTTCTCAATAGCCTCATATTTGAAGCGTGCCTCATTATCAACAAGCTCAATCTTACCTTTCAATCTACCTTGAGTCTCAATTATTTGCTTTTGTTCCTTCATAACACTTCTCAAATCACTATGTAAACTCTTCAAAAAATACCCTATCCCAGATATAAGTATTGTTATCACTGTAAATGCTACCTCATTAAATCCCATCACAAAATCAATATACTGTTATTATAACCATTTTCTCTAAATCCTCCACATGGACAGTCAAATCTACACACTTCCCCACAGTTACATCCACAATGATCTATCATAGGTCTTAGGTCAGTATCTCTGTTCACCTCTGCAGTGAACTCAGGATATAAATCCTTGTTAGCTATCAAGTAGCGAGTCAACCTGGTCTCAAAGAATGAGGCCTTTTGTGCGTAGTGCTCCATCCCAAAGGCTACCTCTGAGCGAGTTACTGAGCTTGAGAAATCTCCAAACTGAGTCTGCAGTCCTTTGTTCTTAAGTTGATATGTCAAGCCAAACACAGCATCCTCTGCACTCCTCCAAGCTATGACAGGTTGAATATATGCAACAAGTGCCTCCTCAACATTAGTCAAGGTCTGAGCATTGTATTTAGTGAGTAGATAGTTGTAAAATGTAGTGCCTAATATAGGCATAACTCTGAGCTGTGCCTGTGTTGCTATGTATGGAGTAACATCTGTCACATCAACATTAGCTGTGATAGGTGTGTTAGTCTTTAAGTATGTCTCTGTAATAAAGTAGTTCATGGTGCTGCAGGTGTTTCTGTTTGTATTACATCTCCACCCTCTATTGGAGGCAGTGAAGCAAGAGCTCTTATCTCATTAGGTGTCATTCTCTCAAGTACCTTAGTAGCTACCAATGGACTCAATGAGTTCAATGCATCAGATGTCTTAGAGGTATCACCTTCAAGCTCAATGATTGTCTCATTAATGATTTGGAAGTTGTTGATTGAGAACTTACCTGGTATCTTAGCAATGGCCATTATCTCATTAACTATCTCCTCAACCTGTCTTCTCAATGGCATAACTACATTTTTCTCAAATACAACATAAGCCTGCTTAATATCACTGCCTGAGCCAAGTGACCCTTGAGTGCGAACTCCCATGAGGATAGGATCTATTGTATGAGCAAAGCATATCTGTTCTGTATTGAGAGATGAGGCCTCTTGAAATAGCTTATCATTGCTGTTAGTAGGTAGGCTTTCAATCTTAGGTAACTGATCTTGATTGTTAGCAAAGAATGCAACAGCTTTCCCTGCATTAGCAGCTCCTTTCAACCTATCAATGGTCTGCTTAATCATGTGTTTCTCCTCCTCTGACTGTGGCCTCTTAGGGAACATCATAGCAAAGGATGGAAATATTGAGTTTTGAATGTTACTCTTAGCGAAGTACGATAACTCGCCCGAGAGAAACGCAAAATTAAGTGCAGAACTGTACTGCGGCAGCGGATACCACTCCTGCCCCAAAGTCATTAACTCATAGCAATATAGTTGCTCAAGGTCAGTGTTGGCAGGATGATACTTTTTAATCTCTCTCACATCAATGCGAGCTGTCCAATCATCGCAAAGGAAGTATGTTTCTTTGTCTCTTGATACTCTAACTCTCTCAGGTGAGATGTTTTCTACCTTATATATCTCTCCTTTTTTATTATAACACAGCTTAAAGTACACTCTATGGTGAACTATCAACTGTTGTGCTATGGCTCTGATTGTTTTACCTAACTTGAGCTTTCTCTCAAAGGTATATAGCTTGAGTTTATCCTCTTGAGACATTTTCTCAGTCTCAATAGTGTATCCTCCACCTGTTGCTGAGTTAGTCTTAAAGTCAACTATTGCACCATGTAAAGGTGAGCTGTAATATAGTTGATTAAGTAGCTCAGGATAGAGGTTATCCTGTCCAAATGGAATGTAACCTGCTATCTGATAGCGGCCATTAACATAAGGGAGTGATAGGTTAGCACCACCTACCTTTTGAAATGGAGTAGAGAAGGATTGATATCCCTCAACTATCTCTGCTGTTTGTGGCTTGCTGCCTATAAATCTGTTATACCATGCCATTAGTCATAGATTGAATTAGTTTGTATCCCTGCCACTACCATGCGACCCTCCTCTATCATGGTTAAACCTGTAGGATCAACCGTTGGAGTAGGACTCTGATATACTTTATATCTGTATTGGCCCTTAATAAAGTCAACATCAATAGGGTCTTCGATAGTGAATAGGTTATATCTTGAAGGCCATGAGGAACTATCAACTCCCTGCCAATAGATAGGGTTAGCTGTAGTGTCAAACTCATCCTCAAATTCAAATAAATAGTAAGGATTGGAGATTGTTGTAACCTCTGTAAGTGTCAACACAAATGTGTTAACTGTATCCTTCTCAAGATATATCATACCTATATTGTATCTCAAAGAAATAATTATTAAAAAAGCCCCACCGAAGTGAGGCTCTTAGTTTATAATCTATGGCAAGATTAAATAAGACTTGCTACTACAGCAGCATCAATCTCATAAGCTAAAAACTCATTCTCAGCTACAAGTGTCACACTGTATTTAGAGCCATCTGCTCTTGTAGTTCCTGATCCTTCACCTGTTGCACTAACTTGCAAATAAGGGAAGTACCAATATTTACCATTAGCATCCTGGATAATACCTGCTAAATATTGTTGTCCAGCTCCTAATATCTTAATAGCTTTTGACTTATCTTGGTCTCTTCTATGGAACATCAAGTTGATAGTTGCAGTTACATAGCTTGAGCCATTAATCAAGTCAATAGCAGAGTCCTCAGTGTATGAGGATACGTTTCTTCTGAACTCTAACTCAATGAAGGTATCACCTCCACCAATTAAGTTAAGAGCATCGATAGTCCAATCAAGTGGAGCAGTGCCAAGTGATAGAGTAGTCTCATCTACTTGGTCTTGTCTGTTCACATAGAATTTATATATACCACCGGAGTTGTTATCACAACTCTTCAAAATGGTCTCGAGGGTAGCACAGCTCATCGGTAATTTTTTTTAATGTTTAAAAATAGGGGGTATTACTACCCCCGTTATATATAAGGGAGAGATTAGTCGAAACAAACGTTATATAAAACAATCTCTGCAGGGTTAACATAATGGAAACCTACTTTCATGTTAGCACGAGTTCTCAAATAAGGCTCAGCAACTGAATCAGATAAGTTAACTGCTTTCAATGCTTTGTCATCTCCTTCTGCATCAAATGCATAGATAAGGTTATTTCTCAAAGTCAACAAGATAGTGTTATCTGGCATACCTTCACACACAACTACATTGATACCTAAGAATGTTAAACCTAATGGAGTAGTAACATAAGTCAAAGTGTTACCTTGTGCAGCAGCAAGCTCATAAGCATTAGCTACATTAGTAGATACATAAAATCTTAAGTCTGTTTTTCTTCTGCTAATAGTTGAAGGAGCAGCAGCAAGTACAGCACTCAATTGGTCAAGTACATTTGATGTATCAATAACACCTGCATACAATCCATTTACAGCCTCATCTCCACAAAGTCCTTTCAAGTATCCATCACAAAGACCTAATAATGCATCCTCAGATAATACATCTCCCTGCCATCTCAATAACTCGATATCTTGACCGATAGTCATTGCCATCTCATTCCAATAGTATGACATAAAAGATGCAACAGTGAAATCACCATTAGATCCTTTTGCCATTTGCAAAGCTAAGAAAGACTGCTCTAAATCAAACTGACATAATTGAGCCATAGCTGACAAAGGACATACATCAATATCAACTGCATCTAATGAATCATTAGGAGCAGAGAAGTTACAAGTAGATGCTTGTAAGATGTTACCAAAAGTTACATTAGCTAACTTAGTCTTAGACTTGATGCCTGGTAAAGAGCGAAAGTTAGATGCGATATCCTCTGATTGAAGATACGCTTTGGAGTAGAACTCCTCAGGGTTGGCACACAATAATGCGTTAGTCTCAACCTCTAAATTAAATTTTAAATTACGGTTCATTTTATTTGGTTTTTGAAAATTTTACAAATTCTTTAAAAAGCTCTCTTGAGCTCATCTTTTGGTTCTTAGCCTCAACCTCAATCTCCTCATCTCTTGGAGCAAGATACTCCTCCATTTGGTTCTTAAGGTCAGCTATGATAGCAAGTAGTTGATTAACTTGCTCCTCTATCACAGGTGATACTATTGCAAGTACAGCCTCTGCATCAGTAGTAACATCAACTGCCATCTCAACATCCTCTGCAGCAGCATCTGCCTCCTCCTCTTGTACATCCTCTGCAGCCTCATCAACTGTAGTCTCAGCTTCCTCCTCAACAGCTGGCTCCTCTGCCATTTGTTCTTCTGCCATTTCAGCAGGTGCATCCTTAATCTCGATAACCTCTCCATCTTTTACGACATAGATTTTATCCTTGATCAGATGTTCTCCATCAGGTAACTTCATTGTATTTAGTTTTAATAATTCCGATAGTTTAAGTCCTAAGAATCCCTCAATAGAATATCCTACTTGACCTGACTCAACAAGGCTATCATAGTATTCCTTATCAGTTACTTGACTTGTTAGCATTAGAGTTCCCTTAGGTACTTCAATGCCGTATGTTGTGAATGCTTTATCCTGCTTAGGGTTCTCAACTATCCAAGCCTCAAGGATGTAGGCAGGAACTTTCTCCTCTGC